CGGTCTCATCTTTGATAAGATGCCACCAATCTTGCCTGCATGTCTAGACACAAATCTACTCACAGCATTGTTACTTATCGACCTGGCACCCTGCAGAACTTTATTCTTAGCGGCGGCAAAAGCGTCGACGGCAAACTTCTTTACGTTCTTTGCCTGCCTGACTGTAAAGTCTTTTGTTGCTATAGCGAGATTCTTTGCCTTACTAACTTGACTCGTAGCAAAGTCAGCACTTGCTCGATATGCTCCACTTACTTTTGCGCTTGCTTTAGCCCAAAATCCTACTGGGGCAGGTGCAGGTAACGTTGTACCCTTTGGCAAGAATGATCCGCCTCTATAAAACTTATCACCAATAGTGATGCCACCCTTGGGCGCACGGACTTGAGGTGCGGTGGTTCCTGGGGCTGTAGGTACCTTACTTCCCTTGCCGCCCTGACCTTTGCCCTTGCCTCCGCCTTGGCCTTTACCTTTGCCACCGCCTCCTCCCCTGGTACCAAAGAAAGATACAAGCATTGGTTTAAGGGGTGTACCCACGGCAGCCCTAATTAAGTTTGCGGTTGTGATAGCGGCGGCGACTGCGCCTACACCATAAAGAATTGTTTTAAAGTTCTTCATTGTATATGTGATTGACTTCATCACAAGTTCGTTTTGCATCATTGCGAGAGCAAATTTCTGCCCGATGCCTGCCAACCGAGCTTGTACTACCTTTTGCGCATCAAGAGATTCCCTAAGAGCACCTTCTTTTTGCTCTTTAGTAGGTTTCTTGAGTTCTTTTGCCATGTCAGTTTCGAGTTTGCTAAAGTCGCCCCTAACTATGTTTGAGAACTTATCCCCCGTGATGTTCATCGTTTCAAATATTGATCTTCTGACGTTGCTGTGTATTGCACCTACGTTAGATTCTGCCCTCTTGTATGCTTCAGCGATGAGTTTTAATTTCTCGTCAGGATCCGCTGCAAGCAACTGCACCCCGTTTAAGTAATTGCCTCCCAGGAGCGCATTGAACTTTGCTGCCTGCTCTAAAGCGTCCTCACTGTTGTCAAGTCCGTCTGTCAATTCTTGTAGGTCTTTAACATCAACGTTTGTCCGCTTTGCGACGTTAGCAATGCGGCGGAACATCTCCATGCCGCCTTCACGACCATACCTTACATATTGAGGCATAACGGCAGCCATGTCTCTAAACGACTGTTTGACACTTCGCTTAGTCTCCAGTGCGACGCCGTGAATAAAGTCCTGTGCATCAAGTATATCTTCAGAACCGTCCTGGAAGGGTCCTGTGAGTGCGCTAATTCCCTTGACTATATCAGCGGTCTGAACACCCATTGCAGATAACTCCGCACTTCGTGCCATCATCCTGTTGTATTCTGGGGAACCTGCGCCGAGGTTGTCAAATGCTGGGATTGCATTCTTTATCTCATTTTGTACCCTTGCGATTACATCGAAAGGCGCAACGACTGCTCCTCGTGTTATTTCCTCCGCAACGCCTTGAATACTCTTGAGACCATCCTTGAATCCACCTTCCCTAAAAGCGTGCATGCCGGCGGTTTGGGCACTCAGGAACATTTGAGCGCCATTACTAAAAATAGTTGTCAACAAGTTGGTAGCGGTAATCGCCTTGCGCAACTCTCTTCTCATGCCCTTGAGGGCACCCATCATCTTTTTCCCGCCAGAACCGTCATAGACCTTACTGATGCCAAAAGTAGCAGCGAGCATCAATTCGGCAGTGGCGGCACCCTTCCTTTCGGAATGTTCCTCTTTCCTACGAACCTTCTCTATCTTTGAAAGTTCTCTTATTTGCTTTTGTATATCCTCTACTTCTTTAGGAGTTAAGTGCTTATGCTTTGCGTGTAGCTTTAAAGACTCTGCCAGGACTCGCTTTTGCTGTCGGGCGATTATTGATTTTGCTTCATGGTAGTGTTGCTCGTCAATGAAAGATTTCTTTTGACTATCTAAGAATTTCTGATTTTGCTTCTGGAGCGCTATTAGCGTTTCATAGTTCTTCTTTTCAGGTTCTGAACCCTGAGATAAAACTTTGTCATACTCTTTCTTGAGTCTTGCTATTGGAGACAAGTCTTTCTTTGTTAGTTTAACGCCGGTTCTTTTGGATTCGTTATACTTTTCTAGAAATTCTAGTATTACTTTCTGATTAACTGCCACTTATGACCCCCTACTTGAAAGGCCATACCAATCCAGTATCTTTCTCGAAGGATCGAACTGACTTATCTAGTTTGTATTTGTCACGAAATACTTTTGGATTATCCAATCCGTACTGCGACATTGAGGAGATGTACCTTTTCTCTCTCGCCAAGGTCCTTAAGAAAGAATCGATCTGAGTTTGTGAACCTCTGACCGATACTGGAAAGAACTCACCCGTAAACAGGGCGTTTAAGACGAGGCGCATTTGTGCACCCATGGCGATTAGCGAACTTTCATCTATTTTCGTAAAATCTATTATAATCTTTTCTTGACTCATGGTGTGCACTCCACTATTAATTAGTTTTAGACTTTAGAAATGGTTGTTAATTGTCACCTTCTAGAATTCTTAGATTTACGAGCGTGCTCTTCTGCTTTCTTGTTCTCTTCTTCGAAGTGCTTGCTCAAGCGATCAATAAACCACATCCTTATCTTTATAGGTAGGTCGTATACGTCATAATAATTCCACTTTCCGTGCTGAACAAGATAGAATATCTGTTCGTGAACGTGGAGCATATGCTCAGGACTCAGGCCAAAAAAACGTCGCCTCTAGGGGCACCTCCATTTCGGTTACCGCACCGCAATACAAGCACTCTATCTCTTCCTTGAGATCAACGTTAGGAACAATTCCTGGGTAATGTTTTCTTAAATATCTTGAATCCCTAGCGGGCATATTCATGATCATTTCTGATACTTCAGACCTATTGTCATTTCCATCAATCGAATGAATAATCATCTTGAGAAAATCAGTAGTTGTGGAATCAGCTAGTTTATTCTTTTCTCTCAATTGCTGAGACTTGAGAATCCTATTCTCATCCTTTGATGTCACCATCTTCAATTCGACGATATGTCCAGATACTGGAAGTGTTGCCTCAAATCGATTTGATGCGTTCATGGCGAACTCTGATGAGTCATCCCCACAAGTATAATACTTACTATAATCAGATAAGTCAAAAGCGTGTTCCGACTCAGTATTACATTCAGGGCACGTAATATTCACCTCGTAGTCTGGACCATATCCTGTGACTCTCGCTGCAATCATAATTGCAGACTTGTCTCCCAAAAGTAGATCGTCAACCTTGATTCTACTGTCGCATATGATTCCTTGTACAAAACGATCTAATGCCAGTCCTTGCTTAAGCAGGGATGGAGAAGTTAGTATATCCTCATCTCTCGCTGTCATGTATCGTATCTCCACGTGATCGACTCCGCATAGTGGGTGACCAGGCGGATAAAACCTACCCTGAGAAGGCAGGGGTACTGCCTCCACAGTTGAGGTTCTAGTCGATGTGTCTTGTGGTGATTGTGCAGTCGCCGGGGGCGCTTGTGGCGCCTGGGATTGAGTATCTGCTGCAGGGGATACTCTTTTAGAATTTCTACTCATATAACCTCACTTTTAATAAAACTTAACAAAAAATTCTCTTTACATTATACACCATAATACAAGTTATTTTAACCTATATTATAGTACACCCTCGTTGCCACCGAAGTCGCCACGCTGCTGTGTGTTGGTCAAATTGCCAATCGGAGCAGTCGATACTTGATCTCTGATTATGCTCTTGTCTGCCCAATCAAATCTCATTGTCAACTCCACATTAACCAGGTCGTCCGCTTCATAGTCCAAGTCACCAAAGTTTACACTCTTGATCCAAGGGTTATAAAGTTTCCATGTCTCAATCGGAGTTCCGTTCTCATCAATAGTGTGTATGAAAACTCTCCCGCCGACAGCTTGAGTGGCACGTTCTTTAGAGAAGGTTATCGCTTTCCCATTCTCATATTCCTGTCTCGTATTCGAGGCGTTCAAAAAATCATGCGGAGGAACATACCCAGACTGCTTGATTAGTTCAAGCATAGTGCCTGATGCATCTGGATCAACCGGGTCAACTAGCGTCATGCTAATCTCTTCCCATTCCAATCGACCTGGGTAATAAAACTTGTAATTAATAAAACTGTGCTCTGATTCTGTTATCGAAAAGTTTGGTTTACCTGTGGTCTTAACAATCCACTGCGGTATACCGTTAAAGGATAACAGGAATCTATATTTTCTCTTCGGTTCGATTGATGCATCTGACCAAAATCTCTGCTTTGCCATTATAAAATTCCTCCTAACACTATTAAATAGTGTCTAATGTTTTTTAATCTTCAAATGATGCGCCAGAATTCGTAATAACGAAATCTATTGCAATAAACTCAATTGCACGTGCAGGTTTCAAGAAAATCTTAGCGTACATAATATTTCTATCGATCAAATCTGGAGTAGTTGTAGTCTCGTCGAGAATTACTCTATACTCAGAAAGACCCAATCTTGACTTGACTCTATCCAAGAACGGTTCAACCTGACCCAGGAATCGATCCCATGTTGCTTGAACGTTCTGATCGAAGAGCAGTCTTGCTGCGATTCTGGAAACCTGCTTCTTTACGAATATCATCAATCTTCTGACATTAATTCTATCAAGCGCTGATGGCGTAATTTGAAGAGTCTTTTGTCCGAACACCACAATACCCTCTGCTGGGAATTGAGCGATTGGATTAATATTTGTCTCATACAGTCTGTCTCTCTCTTTTGAACTTAGTCTTTGAGAAACTGCAAGCACTGGAAGTCCACCAGCGCCCTCAGAGAGTCCGCCTCGTGTAAATCCTGCAGGAGCAAACCACAGTTCTGAGTTTCTTTGCGTACTAGCGAAAGTACCCAGTGCTACTACAGAAGGTGGTACCCAGAGGCGTTGTCCACTAATAGGATCACCAACCTTAACCCATGGGTAAAAGCAACATGCGTAACTGGTATTGAGTCCTCGACCTTCCAGATTCGCAATGGCAGTCTCTACCTTGGAATTAGAGATTCTAGTCTTAAAACTGTCTGTGTTCTCTGTTTCAGGTATATACCCACCTGCTTCAATGTCAATGACTGCAAGAGCATCAGCACGGTCTTCGCAAACACGAATCATGTGGTTGGTAACTCTACTCTTTGTAACGCCGGGCACTGCCAATGAGTTCATTTCAACAACTTCTGGGTCCGCAACTGAATCAATCGCTCTCTTTATTGAGGCGAGTCCATAACTCGTTGTCTCGTCTCCTGTAAGTGCAGTGTTTCTAAATGGTTCTGACTCTGTTATGTCAAGTCCATCAAAACCACCATAGACAGGAACAGTAAACTTGGTGTATCCCGTCTTTATAAGGTCTTTGTAACTCTGGCGACCTGCAGTATATGAAATACCACTCTTTCTAGCGTCTGGTACATAAACTGCGGTTCTGACATTTGCTGGTGCAAGGTCAGGTTGTGCAGTGCCTAATTTACTTAACGATCCAGTGCTCGAAACAGCAATCAAATCGTCAAGAGTAAAGTAAAAACTTGTTTCTGTTGTGCTGTCATTTGCTGCAACGACGCCCTTACCCATATATGGTGACCCCAACCTTCTTGTCACGTCAGTGAAAGATGGATCAAATTTAGGATCCGTAGGAGTTCTATAGGTAGATACACCGAAGAACGACTTCTTTGGATCCGATAGACCTTCTGCTGATGACGTCAATCTCAAGGGCAACGTTGGATAAAGCAAGGAAGATGTCGTGTCTGGTCCGAAACCAAGTAGTGTATGTTCAACGTTGTTTGCTCTGGTAAAATACCCGGTGACTGATTGAATGTCAAACAGAACATCGGCATTAGTTGCATAAATTATCGGTGCTATATCCTTCCCCTTACCTGTCTCCGCACCAGCTACAACTGTAGTAGTCTTGTACCTAGGAGGACCATAGAATCCAAAAGGAAGATACTGTGAATCCGTAACGCCCTGGTCTACGTCCTGGTCCATATCCACTCTAAAGTATTGTGATAAGTTTGGATTGTTGCCGTAGACTCTGTATCGATCATCAGCTTCGTCCCATTCACGATACTGATCACCGATCTTTCTTGCAACATAGTTATTTGAGTTTGGATTCAAACTACACTGCGAAAATCGCTCCAGTATTACTGGGCGCTGATCGTTGTCTCTTATGTCTCTAATTAGAACAGAAAAAGTTCCGTAAGGATCAACGTCGTTTCCTGCCTTGATGTCTGCAATTGAAATCTTCAAGTTTTTAGTGTTCCAACCACCATCGTTGACACCGACAAATCTAAACAACTTCTGCATTGCAGTAGTAGTGTATCCTGTGTGGTTGCCATTAATATCCTGAGAGAATATCCATCCTGTTACAGAGTTTTCATTTGCAATCTTTCTTGCAAGTCCTAGCGTCTCTTTATGAAGCGGTACGACCATTGCACTTAAATTGGCGGCTGCACCATCTGCACCAAGGTGAGTAGTGTTGTCGCCATTAACGCCGTGGACATCCTTTACAAACCTATCGAAGGTCTCGCCCAACCAATACTTCTTTAGACCACCGGCGGTGATGACATCCGAGTTAGTAAGAGTGGGGTTCGTGTTAAAGACCTTTCTGATGTACTTATCCGAATCTCTGTCGAAGTTAAAAACAACTGTCTTGTGAGAAGTTTTGCTACCTTCATCAAACAAGAGTGCTTTGAATTCCATTTTCGCAGCATTCGTTGTCTTGATCATCACATTTGATCCGGTTGTTTCGTGAGATAACGTTCCGGAACCAAAAGCGAAGGTGGCATTGGATGCCATACCATAAGGAATGCCGCCTACTTGAGGGTGACCGACGTTGCCCGAAAGCGCTATGCCACCTTGCTCAAAGTACCATACGGCTGCCAATGTACCAGTCATGTGGTCGGCCGAAGAGATGCCAGCAGGTCGCTTGTGACCAAGAACCTGCGTTCTTCTATCCACACCACCAGTTGAAAAAAGATACAGTCCATACATTGCTGACTTTGTTGCGCTTGCTGGATCTGATGCGTCAAGAGTTTGCCCTAACTGCCACCCTGCTTCGCCAGAGGTGCTAGAGTTTGAATCCTCGACACCCAAAAGTCTAACGACGTTGACTGGACCTGCATTTCTCAAATACGCTTGTGCTGCGTATGCTGCATACGTTGGAGCGGTATAGTTACCATCTCTCCAGACGTCTCCTCCTGCTCCACCTGGAACTGGATTTCCAAAGATCTCTACAAAATCGCTCATTGAGTCGATTGTTACTGGTAGAAGACCTGGACCTTTCTGTAGGCGACCAATCACTGTTGGTCCTACTGGTTCTGGTTCTCGTGCTGTTTGTGAATTGTCTATCTCATTTAGAAAGACACCGGGCGATACAAATTTAAACTTCTTTACGGACATACTGGAATTCTCCTTTTTATTTAGTCAAAAAGACGACTTGTTTTTTTATTTTCTCTCTATTAAATAGTATTTGTAATTTCCAAAAGTTGCGAAAAGAAAAAAGAAAAGAACAGGGGGGCACTTGGCCCCCCTTGGGGAAGGTTTTGCTGGTAGGATTAGGTACTCAGGACTTAATTAACTGCTCCTGAACCGGATAGATACTGGACTACCACAACGTCGGTTGAATTCAACGTAAGCGTTGGATGGAGAAAGATCTCCGTACCCGCTTTCGGCGTTGACCCTGAAGTCATAACCTGAATAAAACCACCTGCTGATTCAGGCTCGCCTGCCAATCTTTGATTGTGTCCACCGAAACTGCCCTGGAATGCTTCAATCCCTGCAGGAGAGGTCGAAGGAGTAAACAGCGCAGATGTTCTAGAAGTCGTTGGTCTCCCAGCAGAGTTCACAGTGTAAGTTCCGGCACCGATGGCGACGTCACCTTCTGTCGTAGCTGCATTATAAGTAACCTCGATTGACGCTGTGCCATTAATACTAGCAGTAGCATTTAATGTAACAGTTGCAAGACTTGCTCTAGTATTTAACTCCGTATTCATTGCAGTTGCTAAGTTAGCAACAACATTTCTCCAGTCAGTAACACCAGACACCACCTCAACAGGGATATCACGTCTCTTCTTGTCTGGAATAGCGGGAGAAGCATACTGCAAGTTAATACTTGCGCTGATCGGAATCGGCGAGGGAGATGCTGCTTCGTTCAAGTAGAAGAAATAATGCTCACTACCTGTACTTGCTACTCTAAGCATTTGAGCGTGACCGCTCTTCATCGGACCATAGGTCTTTGGATTACCGGAAGACTCTGCGCCAATAGATCCAGAGGT